ATCATTGAGAACGCCCATAGGAATATCATCAGAAACAACCTCTACTACAGGGAAAAGCTGCATTTGATGCAGGGATTCGCTATTGCTGTTAATCGACATATCTTAATGATTTCCTTATTTTTATTGTAGGGATCTTCTTTTTTATTTCCTACATCTAGATGCGTATAAAGTCTCTTGCTGCGGACTCACCCAAACGTCTCTTCAGGCCACTGGCTAGCGATAACTTTCCCCACAACGGAACAACTCTCATTGCATGGGATCATTGGGTACTGTGGGTTTAGTGGTTGTAAAAACACCTGACCGCTATCCCTGATCAGTTTCTTGAAGGTAAACTCATCACCTCCAAGTCTGGCTATGCAGAAATCACCTGGCTCAACAGCCTGCTCAGGGTCAACAAGAATTAACATTCCGTCAGGAAAGCTTGGCTTGTAGCCTGTTGGTGCGGTCATGGAATTACCTTCAACCTCAAGCCAGAATGCAGAATCACTGGCTTTTTTGGTTGTGCTTACCCATTTCTCCGCATCGCCTTTGGTAAAGGTTCTAAGCTCAGGCGAGAACATCCCGGCTTGAACATGAGAAAAAACAGGGTACTCATACTCACTTCTAAGTGACGGCTGCATACTAACCGCTTCATACATCTCGTAGATTTCTCTGGCGATTGAAGGGCTAAATTCTTCAACGCTAACGTTGAGAATTTTTGCAAGCAATGCGGCGTTATAAGCATTTAATGCATTGATGCCATTAAATAAAGCACCAACACCTGACTGCCCCATCCCCATCTTGTCTGCGACAGATTCCTGGGATAAGCCAAGCTCATTTTTCTTTTTTTCATAAATAGCTTTAAGGCGACGTGCGTCCTCAAGCTGCTCTTGTGTTAACGGTTTCTTTTTTGCGCTCATGCATTAAATCTATCACCGCAAGGGATAAACTTCTAACACCGTGCGTGTTGACTATTTTACCTCTAGCGGTGATAATGATTGCCTGTACTAAGGAGGTTGTATGGAACAACGCATAACCCTGAAAGATTATGCAATACGCTTTGGGCAAACCAAGACGGCTAAAGATCTCGGCGTATATCAAAGCGCGATTAACAAGGCCATTCATGCAGGCCGAAAGATTTTTTTAACTATAAACGCTGATGGAAGCGTTTATGCGGAAGAAATAAAGCCCTTCCCAAGTAACAAAAAAACAACTGCATAAGTAACACCGCTCTTTTCACAATGGACATTCGTCCTACGTCGCTGACAAAGCGAGCCCCAAGATATCTGACCAACTAAGGCCATATGCGTTTCCACGCATACCTTTCAACTAACTATTCACTATTGGAAATATTAAGAAATGACACAAACAAGTTACAGCAAACTATCCCAGCGCGACGTTGATCGCGCTGAAACTGATTTACTCATCAACCTGTCAACGCTTACCCAGCGCGGTCTGGCAAAGATGATTGGCTGTCATGAATCGAAGATAAGCAGAACGGACTGGCGGTTTATTGCTTCGGTCCTGTGTGCTTTCGGAATGGCATCAGACATCAGTCCGATTAGCAGGGCTTTTAAGTATGCGCTTGATGGAATCACCAATAAAAAACGCCCGGCGGCAACCGAGCGTTCTGATCAAATACAAATGGAATTTTAACAACATCCAACGAGGTAATTATATGCGAAAAACGCAGGAAAATAAACGCGTTAATCACCGAAAAGATGTGCTACGTGACCAGTTTTATCAGGGGGTTAATCCAGCAATAGCTGTGCCACTGAGAGAAATACTTAACAGGTACAAAACTTTGGAGAAGTCAAAATGAGCATGAATCTTATGGCTAAGGCCATGAATATAAAGGTTGGCAACCCACTGAGAAAACTGGTTCTGATTAAACTTGCCGATAACGCCAATGATAATGGCGAATGCTGGCCTTCATATCAACATGTCGCTGACCAGTGTGAGGTGAGCAGATCGACAGTAAAAAGTCACATTAGGGCACTGGAAGAGATGGGGCTTTTGAAAAGGGAATTCAGAAGAAAAGGAGAGCTTAACCAGTCAAACGTTTTTTATCTGACGCTGGATAATGCACAACAAATCCAACCAGAATCAGGTGGGGCAGGAGATGCCCGGGGTGGGGCAGGAGCTGCCCGGGGTGGGGCAGGAGCTGCCCTAGGGGGTGGGGCAGGAGCTGCCCCCAGAACCTATCACTCTTTTGAACCAGTCAATGAACCTAAAAACATTATGTTCGAACATGTCCGAACGGAGTGGGAAAAAACTCCTGACCGTCACGAAGAAACCGACAAGGCATTCGAGGAAATATTCTGGTGTGCAGGCATGCGGAAAGCCGGGAAGAAAAACGCAGCTTCAGCATTCAGAACACAGTTCAGGGAATGGCGTAAAACTACCAGGGGTACGGCAAGCGAGTTTGCCACGATGCTGGCAGAAGACATCGCATGCAGGAATGGTAAGCAGTTCGGATTCGACAGGTTGTTACCATCGAGCTACCTGAACGGTCAACGCTGGAACGACGAGAAGCCAGAAACTATTCAACCACAATCCAAACCATCATCCGCAATCACCGTATCGAAAACTGGCTACGTGTTTTTCGACAGGTGAACCATGAAATCCAGAATCAAATCGTTACTTATCGCTGGCTATAACCATGGCTGGCTTAGTTCTGCATTCGTTGAGTTCTGGTTTAACCGTCTCGATCTGAGGTCAGCGTAATGACTCCAAGTGAACTGAGCGACCTGCTTTGGGCGCAGGTTGACAGGGTGGCTCCGCACCTGTTGCCAAACGGCAAGAAAGAGGGGCATGAGTGGGTTGCCGGTAATGTCAACGGTGACAAGGGAAACAGCCTTAAGGTCAACCTTAGCGGCAAGAAAAAATGGGCTGATTTCGCCGAGGGAGACGGCGGTGACATGCTTGATTTGTGGATGGCATGTCGTGGAATTAACCTGCATCAGGCTATGCAGGAAGCGAAAGCATTTCTCGGTATCAAGGATGACGATCACCATTTCGATGCCAGACGTGAGAAGAAATTCTCCAGACCTGATCGCAAGAAAATCGCCCGCTACGTTACCAGAACAGAATCCCATCTTGAGTACCTGCAATCGCGTGGCATATCGCCAGAAATCGTAAAGCGCTACGAGGTTGTCAGCGGCAAGGTGTGGAATGGAGAGCGGGAACTGGATGCTCTGGTGATTCCGTACAAACGCGATGGTGAGTTGTTGCAGGTCAAGCGAATCAGCACTGAGCGCCCGGACGGGAAGAAAGTCATTATGGCAGAAGGTGATTGCGAACCTTGTCTGTTCGGATGGCAGGCTCTGGACGCTGGCGTGAGGGCGGTTGTACTTTGCGAAGGCGAAATTGATTGTATGAGCTATGCGCAATACGGCATCTCGGCGTTATCCGTACCGTTTGGTGGAGGGAAAGGCGCTAAGCAACAGTGGATTGAGTTTGAGTATCACAACCTCGACAGGTTTGAGGAAATATTCATCTCGATGGACGTTGATGATGTTGGTCGTGAAGCCGCAAGGGAAATCGCAAGCCGACTCGGTGAACATCGTTGCCGTCTTGTTACTCTGCCGTACAAAGACATCAACGAATGCCTGATGAACGGTGTTACCGAGGATGCAATCTGGCAGTACATCGGCACGGCATCCTACTTTGATCCTGAAGAACTCTACAGCGCGCGAGAGTTTTACCAGGACACTATCAACGCTTTCTACGGCAAGCAGCAGTATCTGTTTAATCCACCGTGGGAATCTCTGGCAGATAAATTCCAGTTCCGTGAGGCCGAGTTGACGCTGGTCAATGGTGTGAACGGTCACGGAAAAACGGAGGTTGTCGGGCATATGGCACTTGAGGCAATGCGTCAGGGTGTGAAGACGTGCATCGCGTCACTTGAGCTGAAGCCTGGTATTCTCCTTAAGCGCCTTACCCGTCAGGCAACGTGCTGCAAGATGCCGCCAGTGCTGGAAATTGACTCTGCATTTAAATTTTATGACGAAAGACTTTGGGTGTTTGGCCTGACCGGAACGGCGAAAGCCGACAGGCTGATCGAAATATTCGACTACGCTCGCCGCCGATACGGGATCCAGTTATTCATCATCGACAGCCTGATGAAATGTGGCATAGGCGACGATGACTATAACGGGCAGAAAGCGTTTGTTGACTCGATATGTGACTTCAAAAATAAAACAAACTCCCACGTCATTCTCGTTACTCACTCGCGAAAAGGAGACAGCGAAGAAAAACCAACCGGGAAAATGGACGTAAAAGGCTCTGGAGCGATAACAGACCTGACAGACAACCTTTTCATCATCTGGCGTAACAAGGCTCGCGAGAGAGCGTTACAGAGAGTTCAGAGTGGTGAAAAGATGTCAGAGAAGGACGAACAGCTACTGGCATCTCCGGCATCTGTTTTGATGCTTGAAAAACAACGTAACGGCGAAGGTTGGGAAGGTGGTGTCCCGTTGTTCCTTGACGAGCAATCGCACCAGTTCCTGCAACTTGAATCAGGATCGCCATATAGCTACATCGCCAATATGCCGAAATCGGAATATGACGAGGCGTGGCGACAGGAAAACGTGACGGAGTATTAAATGACCATCTACATCACTGAGCTAATAGCAGGGTTATCGTTACTAATGGTTCTTACTGTATATATTATTAAGTATATTCTTTATGCGAATAAAAAAACCAATTGATCACGATGAGCTTCTGTCAACATTATCATATGACTCAGAAACAGGAATATTTAAATGGCTAAAAACAAATTCAGTAGTAAGAGTAAAAGGTAGTATTGCTGGAGGTGTTAGTGGTGGTTATATATGCATTAGCATAAATAATGTTTTGTATTATGCGCATAGGCTTGCTTGGTTCTATGTATACAAAAAATGGCCTCCTAAGTTTATTGATCATGTAAATGGGAACAGACTTGACAATAGGATTTCAAATCTAAGACTGGCAACAGAGGAGCAGAATGCAAGAAACATTGTAGGTAATAGGTTAAACACATCCGGTGCGATTGGAGTGTCTTGGGATAAGACAACTGGCAGGTGGAAGTCTTATGTTGGTTATAAAAATAAGACAATATCGTTAGGGTATTTCGATAGCAAAGAAGATGCAGCATTCATAGCAGCACTAGCAAGAAAGAAACTATATGGAACTTATGCGAGTAAAGCACTTAATTGCGAGCATGAGCTTTTATCTCAATTTAATAATGATGAGGATAAACTTGCGGAATATCTTAAGGAAAAATCTAAAAGGACTCGAAAGCGTGTTAAAAAAAGATAAAGGCCTGCTGGTAATCGCAGGCCTTTTTATTTGGGGGAGAGTAAATCGTGGTTGAGTTGATTTTCTCTGCATTGAGGCTTCTCGGTGCTCTGTGGATGGTGGCGACGTTCATTGTGGTTGCTGGCTGTTTTGTCCGGTTGGTAGGCGAAGGTAAAGACCTGGTGGGTGTGCTTTTCGGTAGCATTTTCCTGTGGGTGATTATCGGTGTTATGCCTGTCGCTGTAGCAAAAATGGCGTGGCGTTTTGTGAGTTGAACTGAGGGTAAGTACCGATGGACGAATCAAGAAAGCAGTTTGAAGAAAGCTGGTTGCGACGTGGGGGCGAATCTTCAGACCTTATCCGTTACCCTGAAAATCACCATGAAATTGGCAGCGGTAATATTGGTGGTCAATACGTGATGGACGATGTTCAAGGCCACTGGCAAACGTGGCAGGCATCGCGAGCAGCTATTGAAATAACCGCGCCAAAGTTTATCGACAGCAGAGAAGCCTTAGCCAAAGGGTTTACTGTTGATTATTCCAATGGCTTCGGTGATGCAATGGATGCTTATGAGGAAAACATCCGCGCTGCTGGAATCAAAGTGAAGGAGTGAGCATGAGTCGACGAAGTAGCTTTTTGGGGTTTGTAATATTCCTGTCCTGCACTGGTTACATCGTAATCTGGTCAATTTCGAACATTGACCGTGGCGGGGAATATCTCATTGTAATGTTCTTTCCTTTGTTTCTTGGGTGGTACGCCGCAAGGTTGCTGGAAGAATGGGGTTACAGGCATAAAAAATAAAGGAGTATTCAGTGAAGCAAACAATCTTCCTCCGAACTAAGCAACAACAGCAAGCCGCAATAAATGCCATCCTCGCAACACCACTCGATAAAGACAAGCCAGTCACCATCCGCATTACTGACTACAAGCGAAATCTTGACCAGAACGCAAAATTTCACGCGATGGTCGCAGATATCGCCAGGCAAGTTCAGTGGCGCGATAAATGGTTAAAACCAGAACAATGGAAGGTTTTGTTGATCAGCGGTCATGCAGTGGCAACAAAGCAGGAAGCTGATGTTTTGCCCGGGCTTGAAGGCGAATACGTCAACATCCGCGAAAGCAGCGCGCAGATGAGTGTAAAGCGTATGGCAAGTCTTATCGAGTACACAACAGCCTGGGCTATTGGTCATGGTGTCAGATTTACCGACAGGAGGTACGAATGAGACGACAGCGACGAAGTATCACCGACATCATCTGCGAAAACTGCAAATACCTTCCAACGAAACGCTCCAGAAATAAACGCAAGCCAATCCCAAAAGAATCTGACGTAAAAACCTTCAACTACACGGCTCACCTGTGGGATATCCGGTGGCTAAGACATCGTGCGAGGAAATGACAATGGATTATTCACAGTTAAGTGATTTTGAAATTAACGTGGCGGTATTCGAAGCCATTCATAACGGATCACCGGATTACAAAGAAGGTGAGAATGGCGATATGGTGTTTGTCTCATTTGAGGGAGACATTGTAAACGGAGACGCAGTTGAAGTAGAAGTTGAGCGCGGATCATTCAACCCATGCGTAAACCCAGCAGACGCATGGCCGATTATTGAAAAATACAGGATTAGCATTATCAATCTCGATGAAGACGAGTGGGGTGCACGCGGTGTGGCCTACTGTAAATCTAAGCGAGCTATACATGAAAATCCCCTCCGCGCCGCTATGATTGTCTTTCTCATGATGCAGAGAATCCAATAATGCTTAGCCCATCCCAATCCCTTCAATACCAGAAAGAAAGCGTCGAGCGGGCTTTAACGTGCGCTAACTGCGGTCAGAAGCTGCATGTGCTGGAAGTTCATGTATGTGAAGCGTGCTGCGCAGAACTGATGAGCGATCCGAATAGCTCAATGTACGAGGAAGAAGACGATGGCTAAACCAGCGCGAAGGAAATGCAAAATATGCAAGGAATGGTTTCACCCGGCATTCTCAAATCAGTGGTGGTGCTGCCCGGAACACGGAACTCAGTTAGCACTCAAACTACAAAGTAAACAGCGAAAAAAAGCGGAAAAAGCAGCAGAGAAGAAACGACGACGAGAGGAGCAGAAACAGAAAGATAAACTGAAGATTCGAAAACTCGCCTTAAAGCCCCGCAGTTACTGGATTAAACAAGCCCAACAAGCCGTAAACGCCTTCATCAGAGAAAGAGACCGCGACTTACCATGTATCTCGTGCGGAACGCTCACGTCTGCTCAGTGGGATGCCGGACATTACCGGACAACTGCTGCGGCACCTCAACTCCGATTTGATGAACGCAATATTCACAAGCAATGCGTGGTGTGCAACCAGCACAAAAGCGGAAATCTCGTTCCGTATCGCGTCGAACTGATTAATCGCATTGGGCAGGAAGCAGTAGACGAAATCGAATCAAACCATAACCGCCATCGCTGGACTGTCGAAGAGTGCAAGGCGATCAAGGCAGAGTACCAACAGAAACTCAAAGACCTGCGAAATAGCAGAAGTGAGGCCGCATGACGTTCTCAGTAAAAACCATTCCAGACATGCTCGTTGAAGCATACGGAAACCAGACAGAAGTAGCACGCAGACTGAAATGTAGTCGCGGTACGGTCAGAAAATACGTTGATGATAAAGACGGGAAAATGCACGCCATCGTCAACGACGTTCTCATGGTTCATCGCGGATGGAGTGAAAGAGATGCGCTATTACGAAAAAATTGATGGCAGCAAATACCGAAATATTTGGGTAGTTGGCGATCTGCACGGATGCTACACGAACCTGATGAAAAAACTGGAGACGATAGGATTCGACACCAAAAAAGACCTGCTTATCTCGGTTGGCGATTTGGTCGATCGCGGTACAGAGAACGTCGAATGCCTGGAATTAATCACATTCCCCTGGTTCAGAGCTGTACGTGGAAACCATGAGCAAATGATGATTGATGGCTTATCAGAGCGCGGAAACGTCAATCACTGGCTGCTTAATGGCGGTGGCTGGTTCTTTAATCTCGATTACGACAAAGAAATTCTGGCCAAAGCTCTTGCCCATAAAGCAGATGAACTTCCGTTAATCATCGAACTGGTGAGTAAAGATAAAAAATATGTCATCTGCCACGCCGATTATCCTTGTGACGAATACGAGTTTGGAAAGCCAGTTGATCATCAGCAGGTAATCTGGAACCGCGAACGAATCAGCAACTCACAAGACGGGATCGTGAAAGAAATTAAAGGCGCTGACACGTTCATCTTTGGTCATTCGCCAGCAGTGAAACCGCTCAAATTTGCCAACCAGATGTATATCGATACCGGCGCAGTGTTCTGCGGAAATCTCACATTGATTCAGGTACAGGGAGAAGGCGCGTGGGCATAAGAGAACTAAACCTCACCAAAGAACAGCATGAGTGGCTGAATGGCTGGCTTGAACTGTGGGGCGCATGGGTTTATTCAGGTCGTCTGGAAAAGCGCATGAGCAGCGTAATAGCGAAGTTCATGGAGAGCGTAGAGCCGGGAAGAGTTATGACAAGGCCAATGTGCAATGATGATGATGGAATGTTGATTTCTCAGGTCGTTGATTCCGTCATGTACATTGACAAGAAAGCCTTTGGCATCCTCCTCAGCTACTACGCTCATGGTTCATCTAAGCGAGCAATTGCATCCTACTATCACGCGACTGCAAAGCCACGCAAGATGTGTGGACGTGGTGGCGAGGGATGGAGAAAACCTTCACTGGCAACCTGTAGAAACGAAATTGACGACATCCTGAAAGCGTCATTATTTGTTTTATACCAGCCAATGCAAAATGCTTTCAAAATGCGTAAACGTGTTGAGAAAGTTAAGCATGTTGCTGTTAAAAACCTTGACATGCAATTATCCATTTAGCCATAATTAGAAGGTAAGCTGCCGTTAGTGACTCTTAAGTTGCAACGGTGGCTTTTTTGTTTGCACAACAGGTAAGAGCATTGAACCCGCAGACCTCGCGGAATTGGTGAAAGGTGCCGCGCAGTACTCTTATCGTTGTGGTGAATACGCAGGCTGATGCGTTAATCAGGTGAACGAGACACCCGCCGGTCCGTGATATGGCACACCGTGCCGGTCATATCTGCCGCGGTTAGGTTTACGAGGATTTCGTAAAGCTGGTCTAGGGTGAAGCCGTGAAAGCGGAGGAAGTAAAACGAGGCGTCGGTACACGCCTATCGTCATTAAGTCGGAGTTCAGCACCGACCGCCACAACCCAACCTGAGCCGTAGCCACTGGCTATCCTGAATTCATCAGTGATAGTTATGCTGCGGCTTTCTACACATGACCTTCGTGAAAGTGGGTGGCAGGAGGTTGCGCTAACAACCTCATGCCGTTTTGCCCGTGCATATCGGTCACGAACAAATCTGATTACTAAACACAGTAGCCTGGATTTGTTCTATCAGTAATCGACCTTATTCCTAATTAAATAGAGCAAATCCCCTTATTGGGGGTAAGACATGAAGATGCCAGAAAAACATGACCTGTTAGCCGCCATTCTCGCGGCAAAGGAACAAGGCATCGGGGCAATCCTTGCGTTTGCAATGGCGTACCTTCGCGGCAGATATAATGGCGGTGCGTTTACAAAAACAGTAATCGACGCAACGATGTGCGCCATTATCGCCTGGTTCATTCGTGACCTTCTCGACTTCGCCGGACTAAGTAGCAATCTCGCTTATATAACGAGCGTGTTCATCGGCTACATCGGTACTGACTCGATTGGTTCGCTTATCAAACGCTTCGCTGCTAAAAAAGCCGGAGTAGAAGATGGTGGAAATCAATAATCAACGTAAGGCGTTCCTCGATATGCTGGCGTGGTCAGAGGGAACTGATAACGGACGGCAGAAAACCAGAAATCATGGTTATGACGTCATTGTAGGCGGAGAGCTATTCACTGATTACTCAGATCACCCTCGCAAACTTGTCACGCTAAACCCCAAACTCAAATCAACAGCTGCAGGCCGTTACCAGCTTCTTTCCCGTTGGTGGGATGCCTATCGTAAGCAGCTTGGCCTGAAAGACTTCTCTCCGAAAAGCCAGGACGCTGTGGCACTGCAACAGATTAAAGAGCGTGGCGCTTTACCGATGATTGATCGCGGTGATATCCGTCAGGCTATCGACCGTTGCAGCAATATCTGGGCTTCACTTCCGGGGGCTGGTTATGGTCAGTTCGAGCATAAGGCTGACAGCCTGATTGCAAAATTCAAAGAAGCAGGCGGAACGGTCAGAGAGATTGAGGTATGAGCAGAGTCACCGCGATTATCTCCGCTCTGGTTATCTGCATCATCGTCTGCCTGTCATGGGCTGTTAATCATTACCGTGATAACGCCATGACCTACAAAGAGCAGCGCGATAAAGCCATATCCATCATCGCTGATATGCAGAAGCGTCAACGTGATGTAGCAGAACTTGACGCCAGATACACAAAGGAGCTTGCTGATGCTAACGCGACTATCGAAAGTCTCCGTGCTGATGTTTCTGCTGGTCGTAAGCGCCTGCAAGTCGCCGCCACCTGTGCAAAGTCAACGACCGGAGCCAGCAGCATGGGCGATGGAGAAAGCCCAAGACTTACAGCAGATGCTGAACTCAATTATTACCGTCTCCGAAGTGGAATCGACAAGATAACCGCGCAGGTTAACTACCTGCAGGAATACATCAGGACGCAATGCCTTCGATGATAGCGATAATTTTACTCATCATCCTTCACATCTGGCTCTGTAGACAGGGTGGTGATCACTTCTGGAGTAAATCCAGATTAAACATCTCATTGCTGATGCTTGATATTGAGCATCTGGCGCGCAGTAAGGGGCTGCGTTGAGATAAGAGCCAGTTCATTACAAATACCAGGATTTAGCCTCGCATTCGCGGGGCTTTTTATATCTGAATTTCACAGCGCATCTCACGCGCATATTAACGAGAGCCTTTCAGTAAGCGAGCCTGAGAAATGCCGTTATAGGTGGCGACCTCTCTCGGGCGGCTTTTCTGTGAGACAGGCTCACTTTCTAAAAGGTAAAGACGCTATGAATCATCAATTGGCTAATCTCGATTTCCGGGACATGGTGGTTGTTTCTGGTGATCGCGTGATCACAACCTCCCGCAAGGTAGCAGCTTACTTCGACAAGCAGCATCACCACATCATTCAGAAAATCGAAAAGCTAGACTGTTCGGATGAATTTCTAACCAGCAACTTTTCGCGGGTTACCTATGAACACAAGGGTAATCAGTATGTTGAATATGAAATTTCCAAAGACGGTGCGATGTACATCATCATGTCGTTTACCGGCAAAAAAGCTGCCGCCATCAAAGAGGCGTTTATCAAAGCATTTAATTGGATGCGTGACAGGCTGATGGAGATGGCTCACTCATACCAAAGAGAGCACAACGAGTTAATGCTGGAGTTCATGAAGGAAAAGGATGTTGCCAGTATGTCAGGACGCTTGCTGAACCGCTGGGGCAGGATCAAAAAACCGCAACTCATAGCAAGAATCGAAAGGCTTGAGCAGCAGGCGCAAATATCGATCCCCGGACTGCCAAAGTGACCATTCCAAAGCCCATCTACGGGTGGGCTTGATAATGAAACCGTGATTTACATCCCCACAATCCGGGTATGTAAAAGATAGTTCAGGCGAGAACAGATTTAACTAAATCTGTGCACCACCAGTTGCGGCAGTACAGCGAAACAACCCAAGCCAGAAAGTGGGGAAATAACACTGGCAGCCACTGAAAGATGAACCTCCAGCCTTATGGCAAAAAAGATTCTTTGTGGTGGCGGGCTGATGGAAAGACATCGGTTATTGCAGAGACCATTCAATGAGTGGTCTCGACAATGGCTTATACCCTACACGGGATAACTTAACTGATATCCCTTTTAACGGATAAACGGAGCCAACAATGGCAGAGATTATTCCCATGACTGAAGAACAGAAATTCCAGTTAGAGATTTACAAGCTGGTTATGAACCAGAACGCAGCCGCAGAGGAAGAATTTCAGTTCATTGGCACTGACGAGCTGAAGCTTGAGCTATTCAAAATTCACTTCCAGTCAGGCGGCGCTAATTCAGATATCACGACCCGCACTATCGAAGCGGTGCGTAAATCGAAGGAAGCGTTAGACCTGTTCACTACCGGAGCGTAAACATGGCAACTCAAGGTTTCGACAACCCATCCAAATTCCGCGATGAATGGGATAAGCAAGCAGAAGGGAAATAATCAATATGGCGACTGAGAAAAAGAATGTCGGTCGCCCTTCGGATTACCTGCCGGAGGTGGCTGATGATATCTGTGCGCTGCTTGCCTCCGGGGAAAGTCTGGTTAAGGTTTGCAAGCGCCCCGGCATGCCAGCAAAGGCTACTGTATTTCGCTGGCTGTCAGAGTATGACGAATTTAGAGACAAGTACGCGAAGGCAACTGAGGCACGAGCTGATTCTATTTTCGAAGAGATATTCGAAATTGCTGACACTGCGATTCCAGATGCTGCTGAGGTGGCAAAGGCAAGACTTCGCGTTGATACCCGCAAATGGGCGCTGGCCCGAATGAATCCCCGTAAGTATGGCGACAAGGTAACTAACGAGCTTGTCGGTAAGGACGGCGGCGCAATTCAGATTGAAACATCACCGATGAGCACTCTATTCGGAAAATGACCTCGATTAATCCTATCTTTGAACCGTTCATTGAGGCGCATCGCTACAAAGTCGCCAAAGGCGGTCGAGGTAGCGGTAAGTCATGGGCAATTGCGAGGCTGCTTGTTGAAGCGGCGCGTCGGCAGCCGGTGCGTATTCTCTGCGCTCGCGAACTGCAAAACAGTATCAGCGATTCGGTAATTCGGTTGCTTGAAGACACCATCGAGCGTGAAGGGTATTCGGCTGAGTTTGAAATTCAGCGTTCCATGATTCGTCATCTCGGAACGAATGCTGAATTCATGTTCTACGGCATCAAAAACAACCCGACGAAGATTAAATCGCTCGAAGGCATTGATATCTGCTGGGTGGAAGAAGCGGAAGCGGTGACGAAGGAATCATGGGATATCCTGATACCAACCATCCGCAAGCCGTTTTCCGAAATATGGGTGAGCTTCAACCCGAAAAACATCCTCGACGATACCTATCAGCGATTCGTCGTAAACCCTCCTGATGATATTTGCCTGCTGACGGTGAACTACACCGACAACCCGCACTTTCCTGAAGTTCTCCGTCTGGAGATGGAAGAGTGCAAACGCAGAAATCCGACACTGTATCGTCACATCTGGCTTGGTGAGCCGGTAAGCGCAAGTGATATGGCAATCATCAAACGTGAATGGCTTGAAGCCGCAACCGATGCGCACAAGAAACTAGGATGGAAAGCGAAAGGCGCTGTTGTTTCTGCACATGACCCGTCAGATACAGGGCCGGATGCTAAAGGTTATGCATCGCGTCACGGTTCGGTAGTTAAGCGCATTGCCGAAGGTCTGCTGATGGACATCAACGAGGGGGCTGACTGGGCTACTTCGCTGGCGATTGAAGACGGTGCTGACCACTACTTGTGGGATGGTGATGGTGTCGGTGCAGGGCTACGCAGACAGACAACGGAAGCGTTCTCCGGTAAGAAAATCACCGCCACGATGTTCAAGGGCAGCGAATCGCCATTTGATGAAGATGCACCATATCAGGCTGGAGCATGGGCTGATGAAGTCGTGCAGGGCGACAACGTTCGCACTATTGGCGATGTGTTCCGCAATAAGCGAGCGCAATTCTATTACGCGCTGGCTGACAGGTTGTATCTGACATATCGGGCGGTTGTCCACGGTGAGTATGCAGACCCCGACGACATGCTGAGCTTCGACAAAGAAGCGATAGGCGAGAAGATGCTGGAGAAGCTGTTTGCAGAACTGACGCAGATTCAGCGCAAATTCAATAACAACGGGAAGCTGGAGCTTATGACTAAGGTCGAAATGAAGCAGAAGCTCGGTATTCCATCTCCTAACCTGGCTGATGCGCTGATGATGTGTATGCATTGCCCGGAGTCGGCTGCGCAACCCGACTATTCCAGTTACTCAATTCCTTGTGGTGTAGGTTGATATGGCAGAAAAAAAGATGACTGACTGGCATCGCAAGGTGCTGTGCAACTTTGATAATGCCTGGTCAGCAACGCAGGATATGCGTAAGCAGATTATTGAGGCTCAACGTTTCGTCCGGGTGTCCGGCGCACAGTGGGAAGGCAGCACAAACGCTGGTTACTCATTTGATGAAGGCAGGTTTGAGCATTACCCGCGCTTTGAACTGAATAAGATTGCCCGTGAATGTGATCGCATCATTGGCGAGTATCGACAGAATCGCATCAGCGTTAAATTCAGGCCGAAGGATGACAAGGCATCGGAAGCGTTAGCCGAAAAGATGAACGGCAAATTCCGCGCTGATTATCAGGAAACATCCGGTGGCGAAGCGTGTGATAACGCATTTGATGATGCTGTAACGGGCGGATTCGGTTGTTTCCGCATGTGTGCTGATTACGAAGATGAAATGGATCCGAGTAACGAGCAGCGACGCATCAGCCTTCTTCCTGTTTACGACCCGGCGACATGCGTCTTCTTCGATCAGGACAGCAAGCAATATGACCGCTCTGATGCCATGTGGGCTATGGAAATGTTCTCCATGACGCCTAAAGCGTTCGAGGCTGAATACCCTGATTCCATCGCGGCAAGCCTTTCTCGTGATGACACTGGTACTCAGTATGACTGGTCAACGCCTGACGCCATCTATGTTGGACGCTACTACGAAGTCCGCATAGAGAAGGTGAAGCTCACAGCATGGCGTAACCCTGTCAGCGGAGAAACGGCAATCTATGATGAAGAGCAAATCAAAGATATTGTCGACGAGCTGACCGATGGTGCATTCGAACTGATTGGCGAGCGAACGGTGAAGAAACGCCGAGTTTATTGCGGTCTTCTGTCTGGCGCTGAATGGCTGGAAGAACCGAAGCGTATTCCGGGCGAACATATTCCTCTCATCCCGGTATATGGGCGTCGTTCATTTGTTGATAATCAGGAGCGAATCGAAGGCCACGCAGCAAAAGCGATGGATGCACAGCGTCTTGAGAACCTGATGGTTTCCATGATTGCAGATAACGCTACTCAGGCTGGCGGCGATGGCATTCCTGTAGTTGATGTTGACATGATTCCTGGTCCTCTTGCCACTCATTGGGCGGAGCGCAACAAAAAGCGCCCGGCGTTCCTGCCGATGGTCAGTTTGAAAAACAAAAACGGAGATATTACTGCGCAGGCTCAGGTCAGCAGTTATACGCCTTCGACACAAATGCCTCCAGCTCTTGCCGGGCTATTGCAGTACACCGGAACGGCTATTCAGCAAATTACAGGTGCGTCGCAGCTTGAGAACATGCCGAGCAACGTCGCCACCGATACCGTTGATAGCATCTTTAACCGGATGGACACGCAGTCCTATATCTACATGGACAACATGGCTAAATCCATGCGCCGTGCTGGCGTCGTGTGGCTTTCTATGGCTCGTGAAGTCTATGGCAGCGATACGCCAATGCGCATCGTTAATGAGGATGGCAGCGATGACGTGGCGCTGATGACTGGTGAAGTGGTTGACCGTCAGGCAGGGCAGGTTATCGCGCTTAACGACCTTTCGCAGGGTAACTATGAAGTGACTGTCGATGTCGGTCAGTCGTTCGCTACTCGCCGTGATGCAACGGTTAAGTCGTTACTTTCCATGCTGGCACTTATCCCGCCAGGAACGCCGAAGCATGACCTTGTATCATCGATGATTCTCGACAATATGGACGGCGAAGGGATGGACGACCTGAAAGAATACAACCGCAATCAGTTGCTTCTGTCTGGCGTTATCAAGCCGAGAACGCCTGAAGAACAGCAAATGGTTGAGCAGGCGAAACAACAACAGGCCAGTCAGCCAGATCCGGCTATGGTTGCAGCGCAAGGTCAGCTTCTTGCAGGTCAGGCTGAATTGCAGAAAGCGCAGAACGAACAGGCAGCCATTCAGGTTAAAGCATTCCAGGCACAGACTGATGCTCAGGTTGCAGCGGCAAACGTTGTGAAAATCCTCGCATCTGCCGATAGCCAGCAGAAATCTGATATCCGCGAGGCTCTGAAACTGCTCGGACAGTTCCAGCAACAGCAAGGAGACAATGCCCGTGCTGATGCAGAGCTTGTCCTGAAAAGTCAGGCACAGGGTCATGCGCAGCGCATGGACATCAGCAGCATCCTGCAAAAATCAACTCAGCAACAACCACAGCAGTAATTAACCCATAACGTGCAATGGCTGTCTTTATGAGGCCTGGCACCCTATTGCCTTCCGATGGGCTGAACATCGAGTAAACAGGGGTAACAAATGGACCAGATGGCAGAAAACACACCAGAAGTTGAAATCGAAACCGACGCGTCAGAGCAGATTCCTGATGATGTCGAACTGGCTGAAGAAGTCGAAACAGAAGATGGCAGTGAGTCCTCCGGCAATGATGCAGAGGAAGCTACTGAAACTGATGACGACGAATCAGAACAGGAATTCTACTTTGGTGACGAAAAGCTGGATTCGCCAACCAGCGAAGATGGCGCAGAGCATGGACTGGTAAAACACCTGCGCAAGACGATTAAAGAGAAAGACCGTGAGCTGAAAGAGCTGATGCGTCAGTCTCAGAAACCCGTCGAGCAGCAGCCGGTAATCACTCAACCACCGCGAATGCCAAAACTGGATGATGAGGACATCGGTTTCGATGAAGAAATCTACCAGCAACGCATGGCTAAGTGGGCAGAGGATAACGGCAAGTACCAGCAACAGGAGATGGCTCGCAAGCAGAAGGAGCAGGAACTTCAGGCTGCCTATCAAGAGCGATTATCCAAATATCAGCAACGTGTTAAGGCTCTCAAAGTTCCTGGCTATCAGGAAGCTGAGCAGGCCGTACTCGAGGAAATCCCCATCGAGACACAAAACGCGATCCTGTTTGAGTCAGAGAAGCCGGAAATCGTTGTTCTGGCACTCGGTCGCAACGCTGAACTGCGCAAGCAACTGGCAGAAGCTACCAACCCCGTAGCAATTGGTCGTCTGCTGGAACGTATCGAATCGAAGGCCAGAATCATGCCAAAAGCAAAAACCACGGCAGCCACAACCCCGACAGTTAAGGGGAGCAACGGCGCAGTAATCAATAACCTCGACAAACTGAAAGCCAAGGCGCTGGAAACTGGTGACTGGACGCCGTATTTCGCCGCTAAAAAGGCAAAAAAATAACCTATCGGAGCATTAAGCATGGCTAACCAATTAGCAAAAGACCTTGAAATCATGTTCGAAAACTACGTTGAAGGCTTTGAGGCCGCCTGCGTAGTTTCCCGTAACGCTAAAAAATTCCGTCCCGGTGATACAGCAATGCAGCGAGCAGGTGATGTTCTGTATCGTCCGCAGCATTACCACATGAACATTGAGGAAGGCCTAGATCTCAGCGGCAAAACGCCAACAGCACTGGTTCAGCGCCTTGTTCCTTCTGTGTTCAAGGAGCCGAAAAACATTCTGTACACTCTGGATGCGCGTGAAATGCGTGACCCGGAACATAAAACTGAAGCTGGTCGCGCCGCAGGTATGCGCCTTGCTGCACAGATTGACTCTGACCTGATTTCCATGGTCACGCAGCGTGCTACTAACGTGATCACAATGGCTGACTCAACCACTGGTTCACAGGGCCGTGATTTGTGGAACTGTGCGGCAGGTATTGATGCCACCATGACGGCGATTGGTGTACCGCAGGGTATCAACCGTCGCTCTTTCTGGAACCCCTTCAACTACAAAGACCTTGCTGGCGAGCTTGGTCACCGTGCTTATGCTCAGGGCGCAACCCTGACAGCATACGAAAAAGCGCAGATCCCTCCGGTTGCTTCCTTTGATAGCTACAAGACCGATATTTCTGGTCGATTACCGAAAGGAAGCGCTGAATCCTTGACAGTATCAGGCCAACCTGAACACAAGGTTGAAGCGAAAGATTCAAATGGTATGCCAGTTGATAACCGACAGGGGACTATTACGGTATCTGCATCTGGCTTGCAGGTTGGTGATGCGTTCACCATTGCCGGTGTGAATTCCGTACACCAGATCACAAAAGATACCACCGGGCAACCGCAGGTATTCCGTGTTCTGGCTGTTAGCGGAACTACCGTAACAATCTCTCCAAAGATTCTCCCTGTTGAAAATGCCGATGTTGCGAGTCGTCCATATGCAAACGTCGATGCCAAACCGGCAGAATCAGCAGCAATCACCATTCTCAACAAGAACGCAGCACCTGCTAACCTGTTCTGGGCTGATGGTTCTGTTGAGCTGATGTACGGCAAACTGGCGTTCCCGACTGGTCAGGGTCCACAGGTAATGACAGCAACCACCGAGCAGGGCGCTACGCTGATCATGTCTTACGCCTTCGACCACATCAAAGGCGTAACCACTGCTCGTTTCACCACTCTGTACGGTTGCTCTGTACTTGTTCCTGAATATACGGGCATCGTTATTGCCGGGCAGTAATTTTGGTGGGGCTTCGGCCCCATTTTTATTGGGAGAAGATAATGGCACGAACAATGCTCTATAAGCCTGGCAACATGATCACCTGTGGTCAGTTTGCTGTCGATTACATCATTGTTGATGACGAAGAAGTTAAATCTCACCTGAAAAAAGGCTGGGTAAAAACTCCTGAAGAAACCGCAACGAAGCAAAAAGTGGCTAAGGCGGAAGAAGATGGCGAAAACGAAGTGTGATCTCGTTCTTAAGTCTTTACGAAAAGCCGGGCTGTATTCCAATGCCACGTTGACAGATGCCGACCCTCAGGCAATTGAAGATGCCATTAATGACCTCGAAGACATGATGGCAGCATGGCAGGCGAAAGGTATCGAGCTTGGATATCAGTTTGCTGATACAGAAAACGGCATCATGCCGTTACCTGACGATGATTCAGGTATCCCTGCATGGGCAAATGATGGCGTCGCTTTGAAGCTCGCTGTGCAGGTGTGCATGGATAACGTCATTCAGCCGTCGGATGCTCTCCTGACCGCTGCTGACAGTGCATATCAGACAATCTGTATCGCTTTAACCAAAATACCACCACTTGAGCGACGAAATGACATGCCTCGCGGTAGTGGTAACAAAAGCGCGTTTACGTGGAATCGGTTTTACATCGAGAAAGATGATCCGAGTACGTGAGGTGAATAAATGCCGATTCAGCAACTTCCGCTTATGAAAGGTGTCGGCAAAGACTTTAGAAACGCCGACTATATCGACTATCTGCCAGTGAATATGTTGGCTACACCCAAAGAAATCCTGAACAGCAGCGGATATCTTCGCTCATTCCCGGGCATTGCCAAACGCTCTGATGTAAACGGCGTATCGCGCGGAGTTGAGTACAACATGGCGCAGAGTGCTGTCTATCGTGTGTGTGGCGGCAAGCTCTACAAAGGCGAAAGCGAAGTCGGTGACGTCGCCGGAAGTGGTCGCGTATCAATGGCGCATGGTCGAACATCTCAGGCTGTAGGCGTTAATGGTCAACTGGTTGAGTATCGCTATGATGGCACGGTTAAAACCGTCTCAAACTGGCCTACAGACAGCGGATTCACGCAGTATGAGTTAGGTTCGGTTCGCGACATTACACGCTTACGTGGCCGTTATGCGTGGTCAAAAGACGGAACTGATTCATGGTTCATCACTGACCTTGAAGACGAATCGCATCCTGACCGTTACAGCGCACAATATCGTGCCGAGTCGCAGCCTGACGGCATCATCGGAATCGGAACATGGCGAGACTTCATCGTCTGCTTTGGTTCATCGACGATTGAATATTTCTCCCTGACTGGTGCAACCACTGTTGGTGCTGCTTTGTATGTCGCACAGCCATCACTGATGGTGCAGAAAGGCATTGCCGGGACTTACTGTAAAACGCCATTCGCTGATTCTTATGCGTTCATCAGCAATCCGGCAACGGGTGCGCCGTCTGTATACATCATCGGCTCCGGTCAGGTGTCACCTATCGCCAGCGCGAGCATTGAGAAAATCCTCCGCTCCTACACTGCTGATGAACTGGCTGATGGCGTGATGGAATCGTTGCGGTTTGATGCTCATGAATTGCTGATTATCCACCTTCCGCGCCATGTTCTCGTGTACGACGCATCTTCAAGCGCCAATGGTCCGCAATGGTGCGTACTGAAAACAGGCCTGTATGACGATGTGTACCGCGCTATCGACTTCATTTACGAAGGCAATCAGATAACGTGCGGCGATAAGCTGGAATCGGTGACCGGGAAATTGCAGTTCGATATCAGCAGCCAGTATGGGCTTCAACAGGAACACCTGCTGTTTACTCCACTATTCAAAGCAGATAACGCCAGAGTTTTCGACCTTGAGGTTGAATCGTCAACTGGCGTTGCGCAGTACGCCGACCGCCTGTTCCTCTCTGCAACCACTGACGGCATCAATTACGGGCGTGAGCAGATGATTGAGCAGAATGAACCGTTCGTTTACGACAAACGCGTTTTGTGGAAGCGTGTCGGGCGAATCAGGAAAAATGTCGGCTTCAAACTTCGCGTTATCACGAAGTCACCTGTAACTCTGTCTGGCGCTCAGATAAGGATTGAGTAATGGCGGATTCATCACTGAATAATCCTGTCGCGGTTCAGGCTACGCGCCTTGATGCTTCAATTTTGCCACGCAATATATTCAGCCAGTCTTACCTGCTGTATGTCATAAATCAGGGTGCTGATGTCGGTGCAATTGCCGGGAAGGCAAATCAGGCTGGTCAGGGCGCTTACGATGCTCAGGTAAAAAACGATGAACAGGACGTCGAACTGGCTGATCACGACGCAAGAATCACCGCAAACACAAAAGCGATAAATCTACTTGAGGTCAGGTTAACAACTGCCGAAGGGAAGATAGTCGTACTGCGTAGCGATGTTGATTACTTGCTGGATGAGGTTATCGATATTCAGGCGCATCTGGTCACTGTTGACCAAAGACTGGATGGCGTAGAAAGCGATGTATCTGACATTAAGAGTGATTACGTATCGAAAACTGTAACCGAATCGCAGTCTCTTGCGTCACCGCTGGATGTAAAAACATCATATTCAGTTGATGGAATTCAGGTTGTTGGAGCAAGAAATACCGGATGGACTGCAGCCACAGGTACGCCACTTCTTGGCTCATTCAACGCTAACCAGTCATACACGGTCGGCACTACGTACACACAATCCGAAGTCGCAGCTATCGCTACAGGTTTGGAGCAGGCGCGGCAGCGTATTCTGGCGCTTGAAACAGCACTTAGATTACATGGGCTGATTGACTGATGATTACATTCAAACCAACGCGAAACATCGACCTGATAGAAGCCGTGGGAAATCACCCCGACATTATCGCCGGGAGCAACAACGGTGATGGATACGACTACAAACCTGATTGCCGTTACTTTGAGGTGAACGTGCACGGGCAGTTCGGCGGCATTGTTTACTATCAGGAAATTCAGCCTCTTACATTCGATTGCCACGCCATGTACCTGCCAGAGATTCGCGGCTTCAGCAAGGAAATCGGTCTGGCGTTCTGGCGATACATTCTGACTAACACCACCGTTCAGTGCGTCACATCGTTCGCTGCGCGCAAATTCCGCCACGGTCAGATGTACTGCGCAATGATTGGCCTTAAGCGTGTAGGAACCATCAAGAAATACTTCAAAGGCGTGGATGACGTGACTTTTTACAGCGCCACACGCGAAGAACTAATCGACTTCCTGAATCACGGGAGATAGCCATGTTATATGCATTTAAGCTGGGCAGAAAACTGCGCGGCGAGGAACCTTATTGCCCTGAAAAAGGCGGGAAAGGTGGCAGTTCTGATAAAAGTGCAAAGTATGCCGCAGAAGCTCAGAAGTATGCCGCAGACCTGCAAAATAAGCAGTTCAACACCATCATGAACAACCTGAAGCCGTTTACTCCTCTGGCTGATAAGTATCTCGGCAGCCTCGAGAACTTATCGTCTCTGGAGGGGCAAGGTCAGGCGCTTAACCAGTATTACAACTCTCAGCAGTACAAAGATCTTGCTGGTCAGGCTCGCTATCAGAGTCTGGCGGCAGCGGAAGCAACAGGTGGATTGGGTTCCACCGCAACCAGTAATCAGTTAGCAACAATCGCACCAACGCTTGGTCAGCAATGGCTATCTGGACAAATGAACAATTACAACAACCTGGCAAATATCGGTCTTGGCGCTCTTCAGGGGCAGGCAAACGCCGGGCAAACATATGCCAACAACATGAGTCAGATTTCACAGCAAAGCGCGGCGCTGGCTGCGGCAAACGCCAACCGACCGTCAGCATTGCAGCAGGGGGTTAGTGGTGCTGCATCCGGTGCGCTTTTGGGTGGTGGCATAGCCAGTGCTCTCGAGCTATCAACTCCGTGGGGTGCTGGTATCGGTGCTGGTCTTGGTCTGCTTGGCTCGTTGTTTTAAGGGGTAATCATGGCTACGTGGCAACAGGGTATTAATTCTGGTGGTTTTCTGGCTGGCATCGGTACGCAAAATGAGAATGCGCCAAAGGCAAGCGACATTAACGCAACGCTTGGTCTGATCCGCGAAAACAATGAACTGGCTCGCTCAGGTGCAAATAACGTTGGTCTGACAGGTCTTCGAGGTCTGGCTGGAGTTGCTGATATTTATAAGCAGCAGCAACAGCAGGAGCGTAAAGCGGCATTCCAGAAAGGTTATGCAGATGCTTATGCGTCCGGCGACAGGGAGCAGATGCGTAATCTTATTACAGCATTCCCAGAAGAGTTTGAGGAAGTCCGTAAAGGGATGAGTTATGTCGATGATGCTCAAAGGGATGATTATGGCAATCTGGCGCTCAAAGCACAGGTAGCCTCATCGCTTGGTCCGGGCGCATTTGGCAGGTTCATGATGGATAATGAGCAGGAGATGCGTCGTTTAGGTATCCCTCCAGAAACTATTGCTGAAATGCAGGTTAATGACCCGCAGGGCTTCCAGCATTTCGCAGGTAATCTGGCGCTGTTTTCTCTCGGTCATGAGAAGTACTTCGATATCAAAGATCGAATGGAAGGTCGGGATATTGAGCGCGGCGAGTTGGCAGAGACGATTCGCAGCAATAAAGCTGGGGAAGGTTTACAGGCGCAAAGCATTGCTGTTAGCCGTGAAAACTCTCTGCGCACTGCTGGAGGTGCTGTTCCTGCATCTGTTAAAGAATATCAATATTTCAACAGCCTGTCTCCAGAGCAACAAAAGACATATCTTCGTGTTCGAGGCCGTCCTGCTGCTGGCGGGGAGAATGTTGTGCAACTGGCAGATGGTAGAACGGTAACGGTTGGTAGGAAGCTTCACGGCGCTGGTGCTAATGCGTTCTACGAAGGAATAGACAACGAGGGCAATATGATTCGCGTCCCCGCAAGTTCTATTGCTGCTCCGGCTACATCGGCAGCTAATGCGCAGAATTACGAAATGAAGAAAGATCTTGATGCAATTTCTGGCGCATCAATTGACGATCTTGGCTTCATGACAGGTATTACAGGTTCTTCAGGTTCTTTTGCTCTTGGTGCAGATATTCGTAGCCGGGCATCTGGTGTTGAGGAGAGGAAACTATACAACGCTGCACAGCGAATCATGGGCAAAATGCAAAATCAGGGGATTGCGGCAGCCCGAGATATGGGGGCATCTGGCATCAACACCGAAGCAGAGGCCAATAGGTATTTTCAGGGTATGCCAAAGCCTGATTTCTCAAGCCCTGAAGCACTACAACAATCAATGCGCGACATTCAGCAATATACCGACAATTACAACCAGCAATATAACGTTAATGTTGGTAAATCTCAGCGGCAGCAATCTCAACCTGCACAGGTATCACAGCCAGCAGCCAGCAGTAACTTTTCTTCACTATGGGGTGATTAATGGCTAAAGCATGGAAAGATGTTATCGCTTCTCCACAGTATCAGGCGTTAACTGAAGAACAGAAAGCACAGGCTCAAGCGCAATATTTTGATGAGGTTGTTGCCCCTAAGGCTGGTGACAAATGGGCTGAAGCAAGAGATCAGTTTTATGCAGCATACCCTCCACCTCAGCAGCAGAAAGAAGAACCATCATTGATGCAACAAGCTGGCGATTGGCTCACTGGTGGTCAAAGTGCAGGGCAAATTGCAGAACAGGCTGGTCGTGGTCTGGTAAACATACCATTTGACGTATTGCAGGGTGGCGCAAGTCTGATTAATGCAATCAGTCAGGGGCTTGGTGGACCCAAGGTTTTGGATGATGTTTATCGTCCAGTAGACAGACCGACAGACCCTTATGCGCAAGCTGGAGAAACAATTGGCGGGTATTTAGTTCCAGGAGTTGGAACGGCAGGAAGCATGGCTATTGGCTCACTGGCAGAGGCCGCAAATCAGAAAGGCGATTTCGCACAAAATGCAGCCAAAAATGCCGGAGTTAACCTTGCCGCTCAGGGGGTTCTTTCCGCAGCAGCAAAGGGAATAGGGCGTGGAATAACGGCTATAAAAGGTGATATTGCGCCAGAAGTAGCGAAGAAAATTGCCACATCAGAATCGATGGGCGTGACACCAATGACATCTGATGTTATCCCGCCGAAAAATGCTTTCACTCGCGGCCTTACTCAGGATGCCGAGGGGGCTTTGCTCGGGACAGGCTCAAAGCGAGCAGAGCAATATGCAACGCGTAGTAAGCTGGTAAGCAATTATTTTGACCGTTTTGGTGAGTACAACCCTGATGATGTGGTGAAATCTCTGACCACCACGTTAAGGGGGCGGAAGGATGCCGCTGGCGCTGTTATCAATGACGTCACCAATAAAATGGGTAATGCCGCAGTTGATACCACAAATACCATGAATGCTCTGAATACAGCGATCGCAAGACAGGAACGGCTTGGGACGTCTGCCAATCAAAGCCTGCTTACATCCTTGCGTAACCTACGTGAAGAATTAGCAAACCCTGCAACTGATTTGGATGTTACGTTTGATCTCTTGCGTCAGCACAGAACAGCATTTAGATCTAATGTTCAGGGAGATGCTATGGTCTTCCCCAACCAGGCAAAAGCAGCTACCAATATGGTAGAGAATGCAATGTCAAAAGACCTTCGTAACGCAGTTGCTAAAAACCTCGGTGCATCAGACGCAGCAAAATACCTTAAAGCAAATTCCGATTATGCAAACGTTTATAATAAGGCGCTTAATAAAAACATTGCTAACAAGCTCAACAAGGCAAGCAGTGAAGCCAGTCCTGAACTTATAAATACCGTTGTATTAAGCAGAAAACCATCGGACGTGAAACGAATCTGGAGCGCATTGGATGATAAAGGGAAAGATGCTATGCGTGCAGCTTACGTCAGCAAAATAGCGGAAAAGGCCGGTGACTCTCCAGCCAAGTTCATCACTGAAGTTAATAAGCTGAAATCTCAGTCAGGCGGTGAAATTTACAACACTATTTTTTCTGGAAAGCACATGAAAGAGCTTGATTCTCTTCATGAAGTTCTACAGCAAACAGCAAGGTCAGACACCGCAAATGTAGTAACTCAGACGGGGCAATCGCAAGCCAACCGGATAAGGACGATTGGCGCAACTGCGACTCTTGGCGTATCAATGGGGCTTGAGGCTGGTTTCGGTGCAATGATGCGTTTGTATGAGTCTAAAGCAGCAAGAAACATGCTTCTCCGCCTTGCAAACGTCAAGCCTGGAACTCCGGCATATGAGCGAGCGTTAAATCAGGCTGCTAACGCCGTTCGCCCTCTCCTAACTAACGAAGCTACCAGGCAGTAGAAATGAACACCAAGGAAGGCTATTTAATTCTCTTTTCAATGGCTGCAATTATTGCTTTTCCTGATGTTTCAGGAGATTTTGTAGCCATATAAGACGAAAAAATCATGTCGGTCATTCTTTCATAACTTACTATTTCCCACTTAGCCAATGCATGGGACAGTTTGTAGTTGT